GTTTGTTTATCAGAAACAATCTAGTTGATACGATTGAATTTACCGGTTTTTTAGGAGGAAGAATGAATATTTTATCTGACGAATTTATTAATTCGTATGCTGACAAAAAAGCACCCTGGGGTTTTAACGGCCTGGGTGAGATTGTTTACAAAAGAACATATGCTAGAGATATTGAAGAACTTGGAAGAAAAGAGTTCTGGCATGAGACTATTGGTCGGTGCATTAACGGAGCGCAGGCTATCGGCGCTGGCTATACAGAAGATGAAGCAAAGAGACTTTTTGATTATATTTTCAATCTGAAAGGAATATTTGCTGGTAGATCACTTTGGCAGTTGGGAACGCCGCTTGTTGAAAAAATGAGTGGTGTTTCACTTGTTAACTGCTGGATGACAACCGTATCATCGGTTGAGGACTTTCAGTTTCTCATGGACCACTTGATGGTTGGTGGTGGTGTAGGTTTTTCGGTTGAAAGATCTATTGTCTACAAGATGCCTAAGATTAAAAAAGTTGATTTTATTAGGCATGAGAGAACAAATGATGCAGACTTTATTGTTCCTGACTCTCGCCAGGGCTGGTCTGCGCTTCTTGGCAAGGTTCTAGCAAGTTATTTTGATACGGGTGAATCTTTCTCTTACAGCACTGTCTTGATTAGAGGGTTTGGCGCTCCACTGAAGACATTTGGCGGTACTGCATCTGGGCCGGAAGTTTTAATTGAAGGCATTAATGATATCTGTAATATCCTTGACAAGCGTGTTGGGAAAGATATTCGATCTGTCGATGCACTGGATATTGCAAATATCATCGGAAAGATCGTTGTAGCCGGCTCTGCTCGAAGATCAGCACAGATTGCTATTGGTGATCCAGATGATATTTTATTTTTAAGAGCGAAGAATTGGGGTCGTGGTGACATTCCTGGTTGGAGAGCTAACTCTAATAACTCTATCTTTGCTGATTCTTATGACGAAATGATTGATGAGTTCTGGAAGGGATATGACGGTTCCGGCGAGCCGTATGGTTTGATTAACAGAAAGTTAATTAGAAAGAATGGTCGTCTTGGTGAAAAGGTAAACGACAGCAAGGTGATCGGAACTAATCCGTGTGGAGAGATTGGTCTTGAAGATGGAGAACCATGTAATCTTGCTGAGATTTTCTTGCCGAATATTTCCTCCAAAGAAGAACTGGTTGACATAAGTAAGTTGCTGTACAAGACGCAGAAGGCAATTACTACTCTTTGGTATCCGTACAAAAAGAGCCGTGATGTCATTGCTAGGAATCGTCGCCTGGGGCAGGGGGTGACAGGCTGGCTTCAGGCAACAGATGAGCAGTTGTCTTGGGTTTCTGATGCCTATGTAGCGCTTAAGGAGTTTGACAAGGAATGGTCCAGTCAGTCTGGGATTAATCCTTCTATCAAGCTTACAACTGTAAAGCCTAGTGGAACGCTGAGTCTTTTGGCAGGTGTTACACCTGGCATTCATCCTGCGTATGCTCAGTACTACATTCGACGGGTAAGAATGGGCAGTAATGATCCTCTAGTTCAGTATTGCCGTGATAAAGGATATAATGTTGTTTATGATGTTGGTCTTGATGGCAAGGAAAATCATATGATGTGTGTTGTTGAGTTTCCTTGTGAGACACCAGAGCATGCAACGCTTGCCAAGGATCTTACGGCAATTCAGCAAATGGAGTGGGTTGTAAAAGCTCAGTCCGAGTGGGCAGATAATAATGTTAGTGTAACGGTATATTACAGAAAAGAAGAACTACCTGATATTCGTCAATGGTTAAGTAAAAACTACTCCAATAAAATCAAGTCTGTCTCTTTCTTGCTCCACAGCGAGCATGGCTTTGCTCTTGCTCCATATGAAGAAATTACAAAAGAAGAGTACAATAAGAAAAAGAATAAAATTAAAGACGTAAATAGTTTTATTGATAATTCAAATAGTCTTTCTATTGAAAGTCTTGAATGTGAAGGCGGGGCTTGTCCTATCAAGTAATACAATCAACAGTGCGATTGGCGAAAAGTGTACCTTGATGGTACACTTTTTGTCATTTATGGTGCTTTTTTATTCAATCTAGTGTATTATATTTTGAATGAGCAACGATTTTGTGGTCAATAAGCAGCTTTGGGTTCCTGAGCGCGCCTTTGGTGTCTGTATTTGGATAATGCCTGATGGTGATCCTCTTTCTGATGGCGATGGATATCTATCGGCTGAAGGCTTTGTAGGCGATGAGGCTATTGAAAAGCGTGTTGCTGAAGCCGCTAAATACTGGACTGGATCCACTGAAGGCCGTGTTGCCTGGGTTCATGGTGCAAGAAAAGTAACTGAGTCTGAGTTGGATGATCAAAAAGCGAGACTTGCCGATGGATACACACCAGATCCTTATGAAGATGCTATTGAAGCCGCTGTGAGAGGTATGAAATAATGGGAACAAGTCATATTGAAGAAGTAGAAGACGGCATTGAAATTGACGAGCTTACTTACTTTCAGATTCTATCAAAAATAGAAAATAATGATCCATTTAAGAAAGTAAAGACTGCAAGTCTTTCAAATAAAATGAAGAGAAGATTCTACAGTCTTCAGAAAAAGTTAACTGGTGAACCCGATGCTGTTGGTACAAAGTACGTCGATCCAGAAGAAGTTGATGGTTATTCTCTTTATGATGTTGTCACACCTCCTTACGATCAAGATACTTTGGCCAATTTGTATGATCAGAGTGCAATCCATAACTCGTCGGTGAATGCCAGAGTTATGAATACTGTTGGTCTTGGCTATGAGTTCATTGAAACAACTAAATCTAGAAGAATGCTAGAAAAAGCCGCTAGTAATCCTGATCGTTTAAGTCGTGTAAGAAAAAATATTCAGAATGAAAAAGAAAAACTTGATGAGATTTTTGAAAATTTGAATGATGAGGAAACCTTCCTTGAGACCATGATTCGTGTCTGGCTTGATGTTATGACGGTCGGTAATGGTTATCTTGAGATAGGTAGAACCAATTCTGGAAAGATTGGATATATTGGCCATGTCCCAGCAACTTTGGTTAGAGTTCGTAGAAAGAGGGATGGTTATGTTCAGATTGCAAAGAGTAACAAAATTCAGGCTGTCTTCTTCAGAAACTTCCAAGATGATGAAACCCCAGATCCGATCAATGCAGATTCTAATCCTAATGAACTAATTCATTTTAAAACCTACTCACCTAATAACACATATTACGGTATTCCTGCTGCTGTTTCTGCGGCCGCAGCAATTGTTGGCGATAAATATGCTAAAGAGTACAACATTGACTATTTTGAAAATAAAGCAATTCCTAGATATGCAATTATCTTGAAGGGTGCAAAACTTAGCGCTAAGTCTAAGCAGGAACTTGTTAATTATTTTAGAAATGAAGTGAAGGGCAGGAATCACGGGACTCTTGTTATCCCTATTCCCTCTTCCATCGGTTCAGATGCCGACATCAAGTTTGAAAAATTAGAAGCTAATGTTCAAGATGCTTCTTTTGATAAATATAGAAAGTCTAACCGAGATGAGATATTGGTTGCTAACCGAGTTCCTGCCCCTAAGGTTGGCGTGTATGATAACGCCAACTTAGCGGTCTCTAGAGATGCCGATAAGACATTCAAGACTCAGGTTATTGGCCCAGATCAGGCTGTTATTGAAAAGAAAATGAATAAAATTATTCAAGAGTTTACTGATCTTGTATATATGAGATTCAAGAGAATTGATCTTGTTGATGAGGACATCCAGTCTCGTATCTATGATAGATATCTGCGAACTGAGGTTGTTAGTCCAAACGAGGTTAGAGGTGAACTTGGTTTGCCGGAAAGAGAGGATGGCGATGTTGTTCTTCCTTTCCCCACCAAGATTAAGAAAGAAGGCCCAGGCGCTCCACCGATGAATAGTAATAATCAATCATCGGCTCCGCCTAAGGCGAGATCTGATACGCCTGCTGGCGCTAGCGATGCTAATGCTACAGGTGATAGAGCTGAAAGAGGTCAGGAACAAGATGCTGGCCGTAATACGGAGGTTTAATAATGAGTATGGGTATTGTTTATAGCAATGGCGCTTTGACGGATGGTGATGGTGAAATCCAATTGCCTGGTCATACAAGTGCTGTTTATATCGCAAATGTTGATACGAACCATTGGGTTGAGGTAAAACTTAATGGTGGTCCTCATTCTGTGTGGATTCCCGATTCGCAGGGTCACGTTCATAACTATGTTTGTGTCCCAGGTGACTACACTAAGATTGAAGTTATTACAGGTAGTTCAACAGTTGCAGTTTATGCTGTAGCATAATTTCTGATAAAATCTTATTAGAGGATTTATGGCTGCTACTAGAAACATTTCAATATACAAAGGTGATACTTACACGCATGAGATCTCTATTAGAGATTCTTCTAATACTGCTATTGACATTTCGGATAGAACTTATGTTGCGCAGATAAAAAGAAGCTCTGGAGCCTCGGATTCGGTTATTTCATTTACTTCGACTATCACTGATGCTGCTAATGGTGTTTTACAAATTAGTTTGACAAGTGCTCAAACTAGTGAACTAC